TACGGTTCAACCCCTGCCTCCCCTGTAAAATTCCCTAGACTTTCTAGTTTCTTTCTTTCCTATGGCTTTCCCTGCCCCCGCTTTCTCATTGGCCAATCTTTTGAATGGTACTTACGGTGTCGACACTCCCGAGGATGTGGAACGTTTGCGATCTGAGCAACGTGAAGAGGCTGCTGCGGCCTGTCGTAATTACAGGCCCCTACCCGCTGTGGATGTCAGCGAGAGTGTCACAGAGGATGCGCATTCCCTCCGAACTCCTGACGGAGCTCCCGCTGAAGCGGTGTCTGATGAGTTTGTAACTTATGGTGCTGAAGATTACCTTGAAAAATCTGATGATGAGCTCCTTGTCGCTTTTGAGACGATGGTCAAACCCATGCGTATCGGACAACTATGGTGCCCTGCGTTTAATAAATGTTCTTTTATTTCCAGCATTGCTATGGCCAGAGCTTTGCTGTTGGCACCTAGAACATCCAACCGAACCATGAAGTGTTTTGAAGACCTGGTCGCGGCTATTTACACTAAATCCGATTTCTATTACGATGATGAGTGTGAAGCTGACGACATTCAGATAAATGTCTCGTCTCGCGATGTACCCGGTTACTCTTTCGAACCGTGGTCCCGAACGTCTGGATTTGAACCGCCGCCCATTTGTGAAGCGTGCGACATGATCATGTACCAGTGCCCGTGTTTTGATTTCAATGCTTTAAAGAAATCGTGCGCTGAGAGGACTTTCGCTGATGATTATGTTATTGAAGGTTTAGATGGTGTTGTTGATAATGCGACTCTGTTGTCGAATTTGGGTCCATTTTTGGTTCCCGTGAAGTGTCAATATGAAAAATGTCCAACACCAACCCTCGCGATTCCTCCGGATTTAAATCGTGCTACTGATCGTGTTGATATCAATTTAGTTCAATCCATTTGTGACTCGACTCTGCCCACTCATAGTAATTACGACGACTCTTTTCATCAAGTGTTTGTCGAAAGTGCAGATTACTCCATAGATCTGGATCATGTTAGACTTCGACAGTCTGATCTTATCGCAAAAATTCCAGATTCAGGGCATATGATACCGGTTCTGAACACCGGGAGCGGTCACAAGAGAGTAGGTACAACGAAGGAGGTCCTTACAGCAATTAAGAAACGTAATGCTGACGTTCCAGAGCTAGGTGATTCCGTTAATCTGTCTAGATTGAGTAAAGCTGTGGCTGAGAGATTCTTCATTTCATACATTAATGGTAACTCTCTAGCATCCAGTAACTTTGTCAATGTCGTTAGTAATTTCCACGATTACATGGAAAAGTGGAAGTCCTCGGGTCTTTCTTATGATGATCTCCCAGATCTTCATGCTGAGAATTTGCAATTTTATGATCACATGATAAAATCTGATGTGAAACCCGTGGTGAGCGACACACTCAATATCGACAGACCGGTTCCAGCTACTATAACGTATCATAAGAAGAGTATAACCTCCCAGTTCTCACCGTTATTCACAGCGCTATTTGAGCGCTTCCAGAGATGCCTTCGAGAACGTATTATTCTTCCTGTTGGTAAGATTTCATCCCTTGAGATGGCAGGATTTGATGTCAAAAACAAGCACTGCCTCGAAATTGACCTGTCTAAGTTTGATAAGTCTCAAGGTGAATTTCATTTGCTAATTCAGGAACATATTTTGAATGGTCTAGGGTGCCCGGCTCCGATAACCAAATGGTGGTGTGATTTTCACCGATTCTCTTACATTAGAGACCGTAGAGCTGGTGTTGGTATGCCTATTAGTTTCCAGAGACGAACTGGTGATGCATTCACTTATTTTGGCAATACCATTGTCACCATGGCTGAGTTTGCCTGGTGTTATGACACCGACCAATTCGAAAAGCTTTTATTCTCGGGCGATGATTCTCTAGGATTTTCATTGCTTCCCCCTGTTGGTGATCCGAGTAAATTCACAACTCTTTTCAACATGGAAGCTAAGGTGATGGAACCTGCAGTACCATATATTTGTTCGAAGTTCTTACTCTCTGACGAGTTCGGTAATACATTTTCCGTTCCAGATCCATTGCGCGAGGTTCAGCGGTTAGGAACAAAGAAAATTCCCTATTCTGACAATGATGAATTCTTGTTTGCTCACTTCATGAGCTTTGTTGATCGATTGAAGTTTTTGGACCGAATGTCTCAGTCGTGTATCGATCAACTTTCGATTTTCTTTGAATTGAAATACAAGAAGTCTGGGGAAGAGGCTGCTTTAATGTTAGGCGCCTTTAAGAAATATACCGCTAATTTTCAGTCCTACAAAGAACTCT